CGGCTTTTGCCCACCGGGTAGGAGTTGATAGGTGTATGCTGTCAAGGACAAGCAAAGAAAACCCATTCGTCCCCATGTATTACATGGAGAACGAACCAAGACTTGTATGGTCTTGTTCGGTACCGCTCACGCTTATCGAGTCCCTTTCAATAGGGGCCGAAACCACGCTAGGCGGCCGCATCTGGGATAAAACCCGGTCTCCCATTTCGGTTCTGCTCATTGAGCCACCGAAATAGGTTACGGGGATAGTGAAGGAAGGTACATACCCCTTGGGTAGTATACCTTCAACTTCACTTCTTCGTACATACCGTTCTTCACGGTGAGGTCCATTCCTCATCGTTAAGAGGCGCGACATCGTCTCACTACTATGGAATTCCTTGGTAGAGAGCTCGAATATAACGCTCTGCGCTCGAGCAACCGCTCGCATACGACTTTCGTATGAGAGTTGCTGCTTGTTTAACACAGACGGTCCGTTGAATGCTTTTATGGCAACAGCTATCTTCTGCGACACAATGTCCAAAGATGCTACTGTCATAAATTCTTCTCTGATGTTCTTGTGGGTAGCCGTGTAAGACACGCTTCCAAAGACTGAAAGAGATTCTTCGTTGACTTCTTTAACAACCTCAGAGTAGCTCATTGAGCTGACTCTTAGTTCGTTAAGTCGTACTTCCGAATTTTCGCCGTCGAGTACAACACCTCTGACTTTCCTTGAATTTCCAGATGTGTTTGCTATTCGTACGGCTTTTTCGTTAATACACGCAATGCAATGTTGCATTTGGGGACTTAATAAGTTCTCAAGATGTGGCGGTGTGGTAATTCCACGCCCGCCATATATCTGCGGTACATACGATCGATAATCCTTTAGGTAGGATGTTGGAAACCAACGTCCTAGGCCTAACTTTTGTAGTAATACTACTGAGTAGACCCAATGCAGATCTGCCTTTTGCCAAGATAATATCTCGGTAAGGGCTTTTGCCTTGCCTGGAAAAGGATTTGTTTCTTCGAACACCTCCGGCCCGGTTTTCCGTCTATCCGACAGAAATCGTATTGGAATGTGATCGATTTTGAACTTCGGGAGCTGTACACCGGCCTTTGCTAATGCGTCCTGTGTGCGGATTGCATAGCGCGGTCCAGGTCTCGGTAGTAGTAAGAAATCTTGGCAGTAATGTGCTCCAACTTTGGAGATACAATACTTATCCCATGATATTACCCCTGACCAGGCTTCCAATACTTTTGGAATCTGCGAGAGGTAGCCAAATTTCCCAACACCAATGTGGTCATCTCCAGCGCACGCATATATGTGGCGTTTTCGACGACTTATTTGGTAATCTCGTAAGCTCGGATGGATCGTTAGAGTACTTGCTCTAGCTGATCTTTCCGCAGCAATAGAGAATAAGGATAACATCATTTTTGTAAGAGGTTCTCCCATGAGAAGACCCCTTTTAGTAATGAATCCTGAATAAGTATCTCCTTTGTAGACGATTTCACTCTTAGTGAAGCCTTCTTCTAAAGAATACTTTCGAAAAGTCTTAACGTTCCGTACAATTCCTTTCTTCATGAAAGAAGAGGGATTGTCTAGTAGTAATCTAGCGGAAGCATTAAGCTCAATTGCAGCATCTAAGTATTTCCTTTCAGGTCCGGTAATACCGACCCCATCAAGGAAACTCTTCATTGCTATTACGCCCATGTCATGTTCCAAATAATCTGTCGCAGCCGTCAGATCAGAGGTCGATATGCATTCGGCGTCCAGGGAATTCCACTTGTCACAATGACGGCCCCAGCTGGCCTCAAAGTTCCATGCGTGGTCTGATCCTTTTAGTCCTACACGACATCCAGGTATTCGTAACATTACGTCCTTGATGAAGTGTGAGGCTGGTGACAAGAATAAGTTGACCCAAATCAATGATTTGGTTGCCACTCTAGACTTAACACCTGGTTCGGATATTGGTACAGCTTCAACAGGCAATGCCTTTCGAGTTTTGTTCCATTCTTCGAACTCTATGGATGCCCACAGAAAGAGTAGTTGGCCGAATCGACTATCTATTCCTGCTCTGGTTTCCATTACCTTCGTTCCATCAAAGAACCGGATAAAATCCTGTTCTTTGAATTGGTCGTCAGGCAAAGGTTCTTCGAG